CCAAACTAAGTCTGGTCTCTATTCTCTGTTTATCCCAATGGAATGGAACTATGAAGGATTTATTGACGAGTACGGAATTCCTGTATTTGACACACCTGATAGGGACATCCTCGATCCCCAAGGAGAGTTAATAGATGTAGGTGTTATTGATAATTGGCAGAATGAAGTTGATGGTTTAAAAGATGATCAAGATGCTTTGAACGAATTCTACCGTCAGTTCCCAAGAACAACAGAGCATGCATTTAGAGATGAATCTAAAAACAGCATATTTAACTTAGTAAAACTTTACCAACAAATAGATTATAACGAAGGTTTAGGTAACACCTTGGGTCTTACAACAGGTAACTTTCAATGGGTTAATGGTATTAAAGATACTAAGGTTATATTTTACCCTAACCCAAGAGGTAGGTTTAAGGTTAGTTGGGTTCCAAAAATGGAACTACAAAATAACGTTATAATAAAACAAGGAATAAGGTATCCCGGTAACGAACACATGGGTGCTTTTGGTTGTGATAGTTATGATATATCAGGAACTGTAGATGGAGAAGGATCCAAAGGAGCTTTACACGGGTTGACTAAGTTTAGTATGGAAGACTCTCCTCCAAGTTCATTTTTCCTAGAGTATATCGCTAGACCACAGACGGCTGAGATATTCTTTGAAGATGTGTTAATGGCTTGCATATTCTACGGAATGCCTATACTGTGTGAAAACAATAAACCAAGATTATTGTATCATTTTAGAAGAAGAGGTTATAGAGGCTTTAGTATGAATAGACCTGACAAGGTTTGGAACAAACTATCAATAACGGAAAAAGAAATAGGTGGTATACCTAACTCAAGCGAAGATATAAAGCAAGCTCACGCTGCTGCGATTGAGATGTATATACAAGAAAAGGTTGGAGAGATAACAGAAGGTAATTTTGGTGACATGTATTTTAACGACACACTTAACGATTGGAGTAAGTTTGATATAAATAAAAGAACAAAGTTTGATGCAACAATAAGTTCTGGTCTAGCTATAATGGCTTGTAATCGACATTTGTACGCGCCTAACGCTAAAGTAGAAAGAACTAAAGTAGACATAAGTATATCAAGATACAATAACAAAGGATCAAATTCAACAATAATTAAACGATAATATGGCAGAGTCTTTTCATAAAAATTTTCCTTCCCAAGTTGTTAGTGACCAAGAAAAGGTTTCTGACAAGTATGGACTAGAGGTAGCAAGAGCTATAGAGCTGGAATGGTTCGATGGTCCTTCACATAGTAGGAGTTCGGGTTCGCAAAGAAAGTTTCATAACTTAAGATTATACGCTAGAGGCGAACAATCAATACAAAAATATAAGGATGAGTTGTCTATAAACGGCGATTTGTCCTATCTTAATTTAGACTGGACACCAGTACCAATTATACCTAAGTTTGTTGATATAGTTGTTAATGGTATGGCAGGTAGAGGTTTTGATATCAAAGCTTATTCACAAGACCAATACGGTGTATCTAAGAGAACAAAGTATATGGATAGCATGTTAAGGGATATGGCGGCTAAAGAGTACAATGACAAAGCTATGTCAAATCTAAACATAAACCTATACGAAAATAACAAAAAAGACTTACCAGATTCAAAAGAAGAGCTAGAACTACACATGGCTCTAAACTACAAACAAGCAGTTGAAGTAGCTAATGAAACAGCTATTAATACTTTATTAGATGGCTGTAAGTATGATCTAACAAGAAGAAGAGTTTTAGAAGATTTGACAGTGTTAGGAATTGGAGCTTGTAAAACAACATTTAACTTTTCTGAAGGAGCTAAAGTAGAGTATGTTGACCCTGCAAACCTAGTTTATTCGCATACAGATTCTCCTTACTTTGATGATATATATTATGTTGGTGAAGTAAAGCATATACCTATAAACGAGTTAGCTAAAGAGTTCCCACATTTAACACCGAGCAACTTAGAGGTTATACACTCAAAGCATACTAACCGCTCTACTAATGTAAATGAAAAAGATAGAAACAAAGTAGCTGTGCTTTACTTTAATTACAAAACGTATATGAATGACGTTTACAAAGTTAAAAAGTCTAAGTCAGGTGCTGATAAGTCTATATCTAGAGACGATAGCTTCATGCCACCAAAAGAAGCTAGTGATTACTCAAAGTTACAAAGAACTGTAGAGTGTTTGTTTGAAGGAGCTTTAGTATTAGGAACTGACTTATTATTAAAATGGCAGAAGTCTGACAACGTCATGAGGACTAAGAGTGATTTTAACAAAGTTAAAATGAACTACTCTATAGTTGCACCTAAAATGTATAACGGTAAGATAGAATCAATTGTAAGCAGAATTACTAGCTTTGCTGATATGATACAACTAACTCACCTTAAACTTCAACAGGTGTTGTCTAGAATGGTTCCAGATGGTGTGTATCTAGACATAGACGGATTAGCAGAGGTTGATTTAGGTAACGGTACAAATTACAATGCTCAGGAAGCTTTAAATATGTTCTTCCAAACAGGTTCTGTAGTTGGTAGATCATTTACTCAAGACGGTGATCAGAATCCAGGTAAAATACCTATACAAGAAATTTCAAATGGAGCTGGAGCTGGTAATAAATTACAAGCACTTATAGGTAACTATAACTACTATCTACAGATGATAAGAGACGTAACTGGTCTTAACGAAGCTAGAGACGCTTCTACACCAGATTCTAGATCACTAGTTGGTATACAGAAAATGGCTGCGGCAAATTCAAACGTAGCAACTAGACATATATTGGATGCTAGTTTGTTCTTAACAGTGGAGACGGCAGAACAATTGTCACTAAGAATATCTGACATACTAGAATATTCTCCAACTAAAGATGCTTTTATACAGCAAATAGGAGCGCATAACGTAGCTACACTAGGAGAGATGTCAGAGTTACATCTTTATGATTTTGGTATATTTATAGACCTAATGCCTGATGAGGAGGAAAAGCAAGTGCTTGAAAACAATATCCAAATGGCTATACAGCAAAAAAGTTTAGATATTGACGATGCTATAGATATTAGGGCAGTCAAGAATTTAAAAATGGCTAATCAGCTTATAAAGTACAAAAAGAAAAAGAAGTTAGAGAGAGAATCTGCTATGTCAGAGCAAAACATTAAAGCTCAAGGAGAATCACAACAACAAACAGCTCAAGCAGCAGCTCAGGCTCAAACACAAGCAGCGCAAGCTAAGATGGAGGCTGATATGAAGGCTGAAGAACAAAAGAACGGATTAAAAATACAGTACATGGAAAAAGAAGCTGCAATGAAAATGAAGCTAATGGACCATGAGTTTGAAATAAACATGAAGCTAAGGCAGATGGACAACGAGGCATCAGCTTCTAAAGAAACACAAAAAGATGACCGCAAGGATAATCGAGAAAAAATGAAGGGAGAACCTAAGAACTTTGAATCTGCTAATGATAGCATGCAAGGTGGAATGGGTGTATCAGGACTAACGAGTAACTAATTATTTAATATTATTTTATCATGGAAGAAAACAAAGAAGACGTTGTCGATGAGACTACGCAAGAACAACCATCAGCAGTTTCGTACAACGAAGATGGCGACATCAAGCTGGATATGTCAAAAATACAAGAACCAGTTGAAGAAGTAGTAGAGGAAACCGCGGAAGAACCGGTTGCTGAAGAGCAAACAGTAGAAGAAGTAGTAGAAGAGTTCGTAGAAGATGAGGTTGTTGAAGAACAAGCAACTGACATAGTGGACATACCAGAGAACGTTCAGAAGCTAATGGACTTTATGGAAGAAACTGGTGGAGACTTCAATGACTATGTAAAGCTAAACACAGATATCAAGGAAATGGATGATTCTGAGGTTCTAGAAGATTACTATAAAAAAACAAAACCGCATCTTGACGGTAAAGAAATAAACTTTTTATTAGAAGATAACTTTTCGTTTGACGAAGAGATCGATGATGAAAAAGAAGTAATGAGAAAAAAGTTAGCCTTAAAAGAGCAAGTTGCTGAGGCTAGAACTCACTTAGAAGAGTCAAAATCTAAATATTACAAAGAAATCAAAGCTGGTTCAAAGCTCACGAGTGAGCAAAAAGATGCTATTGATTTCGCAAACAAGTACAATCAGGAGAATCAGCAGAACACGGAAATAGTAAAGTTACAACAATCAACGTTCCAAGACAAAACTAAAAAAGTATTTAATAAAGACTTTGATGGATTTGAATTCAATATCGGTGATCAAAAAATGACTTACAATATCCAAGATGTTGAGAGTGTGAAAGACAAGCAGTTAGACATTAATAATTTCGTTGGAAAGTTTCTAAACGATGGTGCATTAATGGAAGACGCTGCCGGTTATCACAAAGGATTATTCACTGCTATGAACCCTGATGCAGTAGCTAAACATTTTTACGAGCAAGGTAAGTCGGATGCTATAAAGCAAACGGTTGCCGACTCTAAAAACATTAACACATCAAGATCGTCTCATAAAGTTTATGATGGTGAGGGTGGTGTGAAGTTTAAGGTTTTAGGAGACAGTGGTAATGACATGAAACTACGAATAAAAAAAAGAAGGTAAATAGATTACCTTCTATAATTTAAAACATATTAAAATATGGCAACAGGTGTACCGGCTGCTGGATATACTCCAGCACCAAAAAAACAAGCGTTGGCATCAGCTTATTTAGATTTCACAAATGGAACTAATGACTGGGCACAACAATATTTACCAGATCTTATGGAAAAAGAAGCTGAGGTTTTTGGAAACAGAACTATCTCAGGATTTCTTTCACAAGTAGGAGCTGAAGAGTCTATGGCTTCTGACCAAGTAATTTGGACAGAGCAAGGTAGATTACATTTATCATACAAATTGGTAAACATAACTCAAGGTTCAGGAGGTGTTAAAGACGCAGATCTTACTTTTGCTAATAACTCTACTGATGCAGATGGAACTGTAGTAGCTGCAACAGCTCACGGTATCCGTCCAGGTGACATGATTATAGTGGCAGATGCTGATGCAACTGCTAGAATGTATGTTGAAGGAGTAACTACTGCTGGTGTTGTACAAGCTAAACGTTACGATGGCGCTAATGCTGTTGGAGGTAGTGCTGGTCAAATGGCAAGTGGAGGTGATGTATCTATATTAGTTTATGGATCTGAGTACTCTAAAGCTACAACTGGTAGAGTAGGTGCTAATGCACCAGGTTTCAAATCAAGAAGCAACAAGCCGATTATATTAAAAGACAAATATGAGATCTCAGGATCTGATTCGTCTGCAATTGGATGGGTTGAGGTTTCTGGTGAAGAAGGACAATCAGGTTACTTATGGTACCTAAAAGCTTCAGGTGATACTAAAGCTCGTTTTTCTGACTACTTAGAGATGGCAATGATGGAATCAGTATCTGGAGCTGGAACAGCGCCAACAAGTGCTGGTACAAACGGTGGTGGAATTACTGGTACTGAAGGTTTATGGGAAGCTCTAGAAACTAGAGGTAACATATCTACTACACTAGATAACACTGCTACTTTAGCTGAGTTTGATTCAATCATCGATCGTTTAGATGAGAATGGTGCAATTGAAGAGAACATGATGTTCTTAGATAGAGCTACTTCTTTAAATATTGATGACATGCTTGCTGGATTAAATGGAGCTGCTCAAGGAACATCTGCTGGGAATGGAAACAATGTTTCTGGTTCTTCTTACGGTGTATTTAACAACGAAGCTGACATGGCTTTGAACTTAGGTTTCACTGGTTTCAGAAGAGGTTCTTATGACTTTTACAAGTCTGACTTCAAATACTTGAATGATAGATCAACTAGAGGGTTAATCAATGCTACTGACGCTACTAACGCGATTCACGGTTGTATGATACCTGCTGGTGTTTCTTCAGTGTATGACCAAACTTTAGGTAAAAACTTAAAGAGACCGTTCTTACACGTGAGATACAGAGCTTCTCAATTAGAAAGCAGAAAGTACAAAACTTGGACTACTGGTTCAGTTGGTGCTACTACTTCTGATTTAGATGCGATGGAGATGCATTTCTTATCTGAAAGATGTTTAGTTGTTCAAGGTGCAAATAACTTTGTATTGATGAAAGGATAAACATTATCTTTTAAAAGAACCGGGGCTTCGGCCTCGGTCCTTTTATTTTTATTTATTAACTTATATTATATTATATTATGGCAAAAAAACAAGCAAAAGCTTACGCAGGAGATCCTGGAGATGAGCATGTAGAAACAGTAGTGGTAGAAACTCCAGTTACGGAGGCACCACCGGTTGTAGAACAACCAAAAAGAAAAGAACCTAAAAAAGAAATTATTAACGATTGGGAAGTTAAAGATCGTATATACTTACTAAGTGATGGTTCGTCACCTTTAACTTTTGGTGTTAAAGCAAATAAGATTTATTACTTTGACAAGGAAAAAGGTTACGAAAGAGAAATCATGCTAACTGAAAATCAAAACACTCCATTTGTAGATGAGATGAAAGGTCAAATAAGACCAGGGAGAATATTGTTTAGAAATGGAACGTTAGCAATACCTAAGGCAAAAGTAAACTTTCAAAAGTTTATGAGTATATACCACCCAAGAGTTAACAAGCTTTACCATGAAGTTAAGCCTGCTTTAAGAGCTGCAAATCACCTAGACAACCTAAACATAGAGTTAGATGCTATGATACAAGCTAGAGAGTTGTCTATAGATATGGTTGAAGCTATTATGCGAGTTCAGAACGGCTCTGCGGTTGCTAACATGACTTCTAAGGAGCTTAAAAGAGATGTACTTGTATTTGCCAAGAACAACCCAGTTTTGTTCTTAGACTTATGCTCTGACGATAACATCCACTTGAGAAACATTGGTATTAAAGCTACTGAAATGGGTATATTAAAGCTATCCAATGACCAAAGAACTTTCAGTTGGGCTTCTAACAATAGAAAGCTAATGAACGTTGCTTTTGATGAACACCCTTACTCTGCTTTAGCAGCTTGGTTTAAAACCGATGAAGGTATGGATGTACTAAATCAGATTGAAAAAAGAATGAAGTAAAAACCTTGTAGATGCGGTCGCTCTTCGGGGCGATCGTAAACTACAAAATAAATATATATATGGCAATAATAGTAGCAGGACAAACGACAATAAGTATAGATACAGTATATCAAAGAGTACTGGCTCTAGCTAATAAAGAACAAAGAGGCTACATTACACCACAAGAATTTAATCTACTGGCTAACCAAGCTCAGTTAGATATATTCGACGCTTACTTCTATGATCTAGCGACAATGACGCAGGTTAGTAAGAGAGTCGATAAGCAACAGTCACCAGGAGCTAACAACCCGTTAGAACCTGATTTTGGTGACGTAGTAAATATACTTAGAGAAAAAATAAGTATATACAAAGGTACTGATGTCGCTCTGACATACAGTGCTGCAAACGGGTCATTTTCAATGCCCGCTTTATCCTCAACAATTTATAGAACTGGTAGAATGTATTACTCGGGAACGGGTGGTTCTGGTATACCATTGAAACTCATGGAGTACTACGCTTTACCAGAGTTAAAAGAATTATATGTAGCTAGAAATGCCTCAAGATGGAGTTCTAATGATGCGGCTGAATACTACTATACGGAGAATACAGATGGAAGTTTTTCTCTATACAAAGAAGATACAGGTCAAACACCTTTAACTAGCGGTTTAAAAATAGAAGTTGTAGCAGAAGTACCTAGAGAAGTTAAATGGGGATATGTTGTTACTGGTGAAAAAGCACTTTACAATGTTAGTACATCTACTGATTTCAACCTACATAGGTCGGAAGAAACTAACATAGTAATAAAAATATTAGAACTTGCTGGTATAACTATAAACAAACCAGGTCTAGTTACTCTAGCTTCAAATGAAGAAGCACAAAATATAAACCAAACAAAATAATAAGAAATGGCAGATAATCTAATAACATTAACACATGAGCAATACTATGAAGGTAAGGATGGTACTCAACTATCAGGTGATGATAGACAGTACGGTAATTACCAATTCATAAAAGTTGGTGATGTTGTAAACGACATACTTGCTAATTATGGTGGCACTGGGATGATGTTAGATGGCATTAGACTTAGGAATATAAAATACCATGCTAATAGAGCTTTGCAAGAACTAAGCTTTGATACATTCAG